TTTTTTAAGTTTAGGCTATAAGCAAGACAAAGAACAACAACAATCTAAAAGTAAAAAGGATAAGAAATGGCAACACATCACGGAAAAGAAGGAGTTGTAACAGCTGGTGGAACTGGTGTTGGGGAACTAACATCATTCACACTTGAAACAACAGGAGATGTAGTAGAGGATACAGCTTTAACAGATGCAACTAAATCATTTGTTGCTGGTCGAACATCATTCTCTGGAACATTAGAAATGCACTTTGACGAAACAGATAGCCCACAAACAAGTTTAACTGCTGGTTCTTCAATCGCTTTTATATTACTCCCAGAGGGTAATGCAAGTGGCGACAGAAGTTTTGCTGGTACAGGAATTGTTACAGGAATGTCAGTTAATAACTCAATGGACGCAATCGTTTCAAGAACTGTTACTTTTCAAGGTACAGGTGCTCTTACAATAGGAACTGTATAATCTTAATTTATGTCAGTTATTGATAGAGTTAAATCTCATTTTGAAACTCTTAAAACTATCACTATTGAAGTAGAGGAGTGGAAAGATGAGCATGGAAATGCTAGTGTATTCTATTCAGAGCCATTAACCCTTGAAGAAAAAAACATTATCTTTAAAAAGTCTAATAACTTTCAAGATTTAACTATTCTTGTTGATTTACTTATAATGAAATTGCAAGTTAAAGATGATAAGGGAGAAATGATTAAAGCATTTAGCCCAGAAGACAAATTTGCATTAAGAAAGAAAGCTGATTCAAATGTTATATCTACAATAGCAAATCAAATCCTTTTAGATACTAACTATGATGATGCAGAAAAAAAGTAGATAGCGACACTGAAATAAGGTCGCTTTTAGTAGTAGCAGATAGATTACACATTACAATTCAAGAAGTTTTAGACATGCCTGTTAGTCATTATAATCTTTGGTTAGCATACTTGAAAAAAGAACAAGATGGGTATAAAACAAAGCAAGCATTAGCAGAAGCAAGGAATTTTAAATAATGGCAAATCAAAGACTTAATATAGATGTTGTAGCACGAGATAAATCAAAACAAGCTTTAAATAGTGTTCAAGGTAATTTATCTAAAGTTAAAAGTGCAGTCTTTAATTTACAAAATGCTTTTATAGGTTTGGGTGTAGGCGTAGCAGTTAGATCATTAGTAAATACAGGAAAACAAATTGAGGGATTACAAGTTAGATTAAAATTTTTATTCGGAACTGCTAAAGAGGGTTCTAAAGCCTTTGATGAAATGGCAAAATTTGCTTCTAAAGTTCCTTTTTCTCTAGAAGAAATACAGGCTGGTTCAGGAGTTTTATCAGTTGTTTCTAAAGACGCTAAAGAACTTGCAAACTTGATGGAGATCACAGGTAATGTCGCAGCTGTAACAGGATTAGATTTTAGAACTACTGCAGAACAAATTCAAAGATCAATGAGTGCTGGTATAAGTGCGGCAGACCTATTTAGAGATCGTGGTGTTAAAGCTATGCTAGGTTTTAAAGCTGGTGCAACAGTTACAGTAGAAGAAACTGCAGATGCTTTTCAAAAGATATTTGGTAAAGGTGGTAAATATGGAAAAGCTACTGATGAGTTAGCAAAAACTTTTGAAGGTACTATGTCTATGATTGGGGATTCATTTTTCAATCTTAAACGATCTATATTAGATGCTGGTTTTTTTGAAGAACTTAAAATACAATTTCAAGCATTAGATAATTTTATAAAAACAAATCAAGAAACTTTTAATGAGTTTGCTAGAACTATAGGACAAGGTTTAGCAACTGCAGTAAGAGGAACAGTAGAAGTATTAAAATTTATGAAAGAAAATCTAAATTTAATAGTAGCTTCTGTAAAAATATTAATAGCATTTAAGTTAATCACTTTCTTTTATAATTTAGCAACTGCAATAGGTATTGCTACAATGGCTATGAGAAAATTTAATTTAGCAACAAAAAGAAATCTTATTATAGGTGGTGCAGCAATTCTACTTTCACAATTAAATAATATAGTAAAAAAATTAAGAGAGATAGGTTTATTAGAAAGTGAAAGAAAATTTCCTGATGTACCTGGTAGTAAAATACATGAGGGAATGGATATTGAAAAAGTTATTCCTGAATCTACTTTTATGGACAAAGTATTATTTCAAGTTAAAGTTCTTAAAGAATCATTTGTTGATGTTAATGCGAATGCTTTAGAAACTATGAAGAAAAAATTTAATGATATAGGTGGAACTATTGCTAAAAGCATAAATGCTGGTATTACTAAAATGTCTAAATCTTTAGCAGAATCAATAGTGTTAGGAAAAGATTTAATGGAAACATTTAAAATGATGGCACAACAAATAATGGTTAATATATTAGCACATCTTATAGAGATGACTGCAAGAATGGTAATAGATATAGCATTAAATAAACAAAAAACAGACGAGTTAGCAAAACAAAATAACTTAATGAGAAAAAATACGACAGAAATGAAAAGACAAGCAGTATTAAGTTTCTTTACAGGTGGTATGGGTGGTTTTGCTCAAGGTGGAGCAGTATCTAAAGGACAACCTATTATAGTAGGGGAGAATGGTCCAGAAATGTTTGTACCTAACTCTACAGGACAGATTACACAAAATGCTAGAGGTTCAGGTGGACAAAGTGTTAATGTTAATTTTAATATTAATACAATAGATTCAAGAGGATTTGATGATGCATTACAAGAAAATAGAGGAACAATAACTGCAATAATTAATAATGCTTTAGCAGAAAAAGGTAGAGGAGAATTAATTTAATGTCAGGTGCTTTTCCAATCTCATCAGCTAAATTTGAAACTCTAGGAATAAGGTCTATTCAAAATACTATTATATCTAAATCTATAAGTGGTAAAAAATTAGCAAGAACTATTAATAGTCAAAGATGGGGATTTACTATGAGAATTATTACAGGAACTAGATCAGATGTTTATGGACAACTTATGGCTTTTATTGTTAAACAAAGATCAGGTAAAGAAAACTTTACTGTAATACCACCAGAACTTGAAGATGCTAGAGGAAATGAAACTAATACAGTATTAGTTAATGGAGATCATGCAGTAGGAGATACAACGATTGCTATGGACAACCATCATAATGATAACCCTCATGCCTTTAAAGCTGGAGATTTTATTAAATTTGCTTCACATACAAAAATTTATATGGTTGTAGAAGATGTACAAGCTTCTAGCAATGCTTCAACAGTTACAATAGAGCCACCTTTAATTAGCACAGTTGCTAATAATTCAGTTGTTACTTATGATAATATTCCTTTTACTGTTCATTTAACAAATAGTGTTCAAGAATTCGGTGCAATAGGAACTGCAAAAGATGGAGCCTTATTATATCAGTTTGAATTAGATGTAGAAGAAGCTCTATAATACATGACAAAATATTTAGTAAGGCATTATGTAACTGCTGATTTTATCGCTGAAAAAGTAGTAGATGAATCAGAAATAGATACAGAAAAAAACAATTTGAAACAAAATACTATTCCAGATGGAAGTTTTAGTTTTATTATGGTAGAACGAAGCGAAAAGTTAATTAGAACAACTTACGAGAAATATGACGAGAGTATTAACAACAGCCCTGAAAAACGAATTAATAACAAATGAAATAACACCTATTCATTTATTAACTATTAATTTCTCAACCCCTGTAAATTTAACTGATAATAGCTTTGATTTAACTTCTTCTATATCAGGTTCTAGTACAACTTATACTGCTTCTCCTTTTCTTGTTTCTATACCCTCTTTTACAGAGGAAACAGATATAACAAAATCTAGTTTAAATATAACTCTATCTGGTGCAGATTTAACCTTTATATCTACTGCTTTAAATGAAAATATAGTTAATGATAAAGTGACTATTTTTAGAGGTCTATTAAGTTCTACAAATACTGTTATTGCTGACCCTATTTTATTATATGAGGGAACTATTGATACTTTTGCAGTAAGTGAAAGCGAAACTGAATCTGCTTTACAATTAACTGTTGTTTCTCATTGGGCAGATTTTGAAAAGAAATCAGGTAGAAAGACTAATAATAATTCACAACAAAGATTTTTTAGTACAGATGTAGGTATGAATTTTTCAAGTCAAACTGTTCTTGATATTAAATGGGGTAGAAAATAATG